AGGTGCTGTACTTTTCCAATAATCATTTTCTCTATCTTGATCTTGTCCTAAGTCACCATACATAACAGTAGAGCTATTACCTACATTTGACATTGTAAATGACCCACCAGCAAAATAATATAAACTAGTGTTATTGTTTTGCCCAAGTATTGGTGGTGGTGTTAATCCGTTGTCAATTGGTAATAAAAATCCTCGCCAGTTAGGACCACCATAACCTATTGTGTCGTATCCACCACCATTTGGTGACCCTACCTGGTTTACGGTAGGAAATCCAGCGTCTGGTGTGTAACTATTAAAAGGTGCTACCCCTTCATCAATTGATGAATAATAGTGTGGTAATCTTGACTGGAATGTTGTAAATTTATTGTAATCAACACCCCCAATAGTATATGATTCACCAAGTTTAAAATTAAATGGTTCAAAGAACAACTCAGTTGCCGTATCATTACTTATAACGTTGTGTGTTGTGGGTCTATTACCAACACCTGTTAGACCTTGTATTGGTATATTGAGATAATAATCACCTTCAATAACCACCGAGTTATTTGTTGTTGTTTGACCAAATATTACCGATAAATCATAGCGATTTTTTTGTTTTGGTGAATGTGGGTCAACACCTCTTGTAATTACAATAATTTCATATTCTTGATAACCTTCAGCCTGAAATATTACAGTTGATTTTTGTTGTGTCAATGGGTCTAAATGTGTCGTATTTTCAATTCCCTTGAAAGTTTTGATTGTGTTGTATAAATCAGAAAGATATGGGAAACTATTTGACCCATTTGCATATATAAACCCAGCTTTATGGTGTAGATATTTTTGAGGAAAAAATCCAAGTGTACTACCATTGTACCCAGTATTTGCGATAAATTCATTATAGGTAAAACCTGTTATAACTTGGAAGTACTCAATGTCTACTGGGTATTTTAAATAGTTCTCCGTAGTATCTCCAGTAATAACATAAGGGACCGAACCATTTCCACCATACGATGTTGCATATGTAACTACTTTAGTGAGTGCCGAATAAGAAGTACCAGTAACACTATTATTATTAAATTGATTTGTTGTTGCGCTAAAAAATGTAGCACCTGTTAAGTTTTGATTACATTGTGAAAGATTTGGGTCTTGAAAGGTAAAAATTTCACCGATACCTAAATTTTGTAATGTACCCGGTTTTGCTAAAATAACAAGTGGTTGATCGTAATGTTCTTGAGATGAAGCTGTATTTGTGGGATAATTAAATTTAACTTTTATTTTATTAACACCATCAAAAAATTTAGACCTATAATTAAATTCATTTAATTTTTGAGAATACGCTTCAGATGTTGGGTGTGCTAAAAATCTGAAACTTTCAGCGGTATCATTATTTTTAGCTCTTCTTTGCGGTGCAAAAACAAATGGTTGTGGTGCGTGAAGTCGTCTAGAACCAGGAATTCCGGTTGTATAATTTTGAGGTGATGCAGGATCTAAAGATTCACTCCCAGTTAAAAGCCTTAGAAATCCTAATCCGGCTGGAATACCAATTTGACCATTAACTCTTTGTTCTGACGCTTGATTAAGAAATGATTTATATTGTGTCCCGTCTCCGTCGGCACCGCAATTGTTATCGGTACCTGGAAACCAAAAATTACCAAAACAACGTTCTGGTTCATCATCATCATTTAATGGTTGATTAATGTTTGGGTGTTCAAGATTTACAAAAGTTGATAAGTTATTTATTGGTGCAAAAATTGAAGTTTGTTTTGATATTTGATTTGGGATTCCTTGTGGCAATTCAACATCAGCGTTTGCACTACCCTCTTCTTCAATTGCCGAATTAATTGAGTCTGAATCAAAATCGTCAGACATTGGTGCTTCACCACAAGCACAATCACAAGTAGAACAATCTGGATAAGTTATCATTGGAAGTCCTATTCTTGGGAACCCTTTTACTTTGAGTGCCGCAAATATTGCTAATGCTAGAAAGGCTAATGATAAACCAACAATAAAAATGGCTTTTATTACTAAAACAACAACCTTTAAAGCTAATCTTAAAGCTTCAAGTAGGTTTGTCAAATTAAATACAGCTCCAGCACCAAAACTAAACAAACCTGCAATTTCATTAACAATTGCGGCAATTTCAGTTGCTGTTTCATATACTGCAGACCCTGCTTGGACAACAAAGTATAATCCAAGTGCAATTAATAACCATTTAAGTATTGGCCAAATAAGTGCAATTAAATGGGCAATAAATAATAAGACAAGAATTGGAAATTGTAATATATTAAAAAGTAGGTTGGTTATAAAAAATATAAAATCAAAGTTTCTTATTACATCATTTACTGGAAAAGTATTGACTGTTGATTTACAAGTTCTATTGTCAATCTCTTTAATACCTAAATGTTTTGCCCTACCAATACCATTTTTATACCTATCTATAAATGCGGCTGTCGTATAAACTTTATTGTAATGGAATTCATAGAAAGTGTCCTCACAATCAATTGCAGATTGTGGATCAACATAGTCATCCCAATCCAAACTAAAAGTATATGACCTTAATAAGTCAAAATAATTTTCAGAATATAATGTATATATTACCTCTGCTTGAGTTAATGGGTCAGTAAAAACCGGAGTAATTGTAACTATATCCCCAGGATTTGTGGGTATTACTTGAGTGTCCCCAAAATATGGGATACCATTTATTTCAACACTATATGAACTAACATTTATAACCTCATCAAAAACTAAACCACCACCATTAGGTCCAATAGTGATTGTATCACTTATCTGATTTCCAAGAATTGAAAAGGTTGTGTTTGGACACCCCCCAACACCTGTAAATGATACTGATGATGGTAATGTTGGGTCTGTTTGAACAAATTGAATCAATATACCATTTGTTGTTGTAAGACCTGTTATACCATTTGATAGATTCCCATAATATGGTTGTAATCCAGATAGAGTTCCGGTTGATGATACATAAACTTGATATGAATCAACGTTTGTAAGAACTGGATTTATAAGTGATCCAGGTCCTGGTACCGATTGAAAGGTTGAGTTTACTTGTGCTGGAATTATAAATGGTACAGTTTGTGATTGCCCAATCTTAAGTGGGTCATTATTATATGAAACATTTGCTGTGTCCCACCCAAATTCCTTTATGTTTGGTACAAGAAAATTAGCTCTTAAAAATTCATTCTGAAGTCCACCCTCATTTTCCCATTTAAATTTAAATCTATATCTTGCTTTTGTTGGTATACCAATTGTTGGGTCTGTAGATAATGTTTGTTCACCAAATTCATTTGTAAAAACATAATCTAAATTCATTGGTAAATTAACAAGATAAGCCCCATCCCCATCAATTACTTTTCCGTTGTTATCTAAATTAAATTGTTCAAGTATTGGTAATCCATCGTCATCAACATTTATCGTTTGTCTTATTGATAATATTTGTCCAGGACCAGAAACTAATTCACAAAGATTTCCGGTGTTATTTTTTGGTCTACAGCTTGCTCTTAAAGCGTCATCATCTGTTGTTGAGATGATTGACCCCATAAAAACAGCGGTTGGTTCAATTGATATGTTTGCCTCAGCTGTTAAATCAAAGTCAGCTCTTGTTATTCCTAATTGACAAATTTCTGGTTCACCCCAAAGTGGTGAGATATCAATAATTTTATTTAAAGTTTTTACTTGTGGTAATTCATTTAAATTTGTTGAGGATTTAAATTTTGATCCGTTTACTTGTGATTCAACCGCTTGACCTGCTTGTATTAAATCTTGTGGTGCCAGTGAGAAACAACCAATGTCAGATAAATCAACATCCATAAAAATAGTTTGACTTCCAAGTGGGACGCCAAAAATCATATAGTCACCACTATCATTTGTTCTAGTTGTAAACTTATAATATTTGTCGTATACTTCTATGTAAGATTCATCAAGAAGAGCATCACTTCTATCCGGAAATGTTCCTGTTGCTGCGTGACCGTCATATGATGGGTTTTTAGGTAATAAGTTATATCTATAACCATCCGCATCCAAATCTGAAAGTGAGGTATAAGGATATAGCTCAGTAATAATTGGATTTAATGAGTCTTCATTTGATATAGGAATGAAAACTGAAACCCTAGCGTTTGCTAACCCAAAACCACCATTCACGAATACTCTACCAACAACAACGCCGTAGTCAGAACATTGTCTATTGTAGATGTCACTTTTTAAAATTTTGAGTGATAGAATGTTGAGTGTTTCAAAGTCCTGATCCAATTGGACTTGAATGGCTTTGTCAACCCCAACTTGGGTTCTTATTCTTTGTGATTTCGGCATTAAATGTTTTTTTGATAAATAGTTTATTTCCTATTTTCAAAAAAATAATCTCTTTTTAAAAAAAATAAATCGTCAAGAGAATGTTGTCCCACCGAAATTCAGAACTCTTACATTAATATCCTTATTTGGGAATCTTATTTGATACATTTGTGTTGGTTCAGCAAAGATTGTGTCGGCAATTAATTCAATTTGTTTTGTCTCAGGGTCTGAATATTTTTGTGATGTTTGAGATGACGAGTATTGACCCCCAACTTTATTAAAGAATAAGATATCAGATATACTCACAATACCATCTTCTTGTTGTATTAATCTTCTTATTTCTGACACATTAACATTTTGTCCTAGTTGTCTATTTCCGGGTGAAAAATATTGTGTTATAATGTCAATTATTTTTGTAACTAGCGCTCCTTGATTCTGAGTCCCATCTAATATAACATCAACTGTTACCCCAAGGTCAATAACATTTGCATTTTCAACAGAAATATAATCATTAATCATTCTGTAATTTGATAAATAATTTGCAATATTTTGTTTTAATGTATTTGAGTTTGTTTCACTTAACTTACCGTCATTATCGTATGACAACATTTTTATTTTAATTTTGTTATTCTCCTCAGTAATTGTTACTTTTGCTGGTGCACCAAATTGTGATGGCATTGTTCTTATTATTGATTCATAATCATTAATTGTTACAGCTCTGTTCTGTGCTGCAAAGTTAAATGAAACCATATTCCTAACTTCTTCAACTGTTGGTGTGTTAGCGCCGCCAACTGCCGCTGTAACGTTATTACATTTAAGTGAGTTGATAGTCGTTCTATTTGTTGTCTCTGATGGACCATTAACCGCAAATGAAACAGTTCCAATTTGATTAATAACATTTGACCCTAAATTTGACCCTTGTCCTCCACCAACTCTATATTGAATGAATAATGTTGTGTTTGGTTTAAGGGCACTTCCAAGTGCTATATTATTTGAATATTTTGCAAGATTTAAATCAAACCCATTTCTTGTAAATTCTCTCACTTGATCCTCCGCTGATGTGTTACCACCACCAAAAGTCATTTTTAAAAATCCTTGTGAAGTAAATTCAGAAATAAATTTATCTGATGTTGTGATATATCTCCCAACTTTAATTCCGGGATTATCAGATACTTTTGTTGGGTCCTCAATAAAAACTCTATCTTCAGCAAGGGCTTTTACTTCATACCATCTATTATTAAACCCTAAAAATTCTTGTGGTTGTGGAACCGTTGTATATTGGGTTCCTTCTTTAACTAAAACACTTGTTATCCCCAAAACATTTTTTTCTGGTAAAAATAATTCAAAGAATGGTTTAACATCATTTGGTGTTATAACTCTTTTGAATACTTTTGTTACACCATTAACAACAACTTCTCTTTTTGTTATTGTATAATTAAGTAATCTACCACTAGAATCAAAGTTTGGTATTTTAATTCTATTTGGAAATCCTTCCGCATTTACCGCAGATGAAAAATCAATATCGTAAACAGTTTCAAATGGTTGTCCAGCACCCAAAACTTGTGCGCCTCTTCTTAATAAACCACAATATCTTAAATCTTCTTTATCACCAAATGCTGGAACAATAATTGAAAAATCAACAAGTGACACAGATGGTCTTTGTCCTGGTATCTTTAACCCATAAGTTCTTGCAATATTATATATTGAAGATCTTTGTTGTGCAAATTGTAATACCGTTTTTTGTAAACTTCTATCAATGTGAAAATGTAAGTTGTCGGTTACCGCAGCATTTAAATCAACAAATACAGAAAAAATTCC